TTGGTTACTTCAATCGACGCTGCAAGATCGCCGTCGCGCCTGACAGCCAGCAGAAAATCTACGTTTGCTGTAAACGCGCTAGAGCCGCGAGGACGACCGGCATTATCATTTGAGTGTCCAATGTGATGGATTACGATAACTGTCGCATTAAATGGCTCACGCAAATGAGTGTTAATCTGCCGGAAATATTCACTTACATCCGTGGCCGCGTTTTCATCTCCAAAAAACGTCTGGCTGAATGTATCAACAATAATCAAGCTAGGCTGTTCAGGTAATGCCTGAATGTCTTTTCTGAGAGCCTTCAGACTATCTTCATCCGTCAAAACCAGCGGCGTGGCGCAAGTCCAAAAGTTATTCGGCAGTTGGCGTTTGTTTAGCTTATGCCAAGCTGCGATCCGGCGATAAATACCAGCGCCGCCTTCAGACGCGACATAAACAACCGGGCCTGGCTTTGTTTTACGGTTCACCCAGTTTAAACTGTGCGAGATATGCAATCCCAAGTCTATTGCCAGAAATGACTTGTATGCGCCTGACGCCCCAAACAACACGCCCATGCTATCGGCTGGAATAAAGCCTTTAACAAGCCATTTAACGGCTTTTGACCGGCTTTCCAATGTCGATATATCAAGCAGCAATCCGCCATCTGATACAGGCTGTTGCTTTCGCTCCGGTGCAAACTTTTGAGCGCCAAGGACAAGTCTGGGAATTTCATCATAGCGTGACTGCCACCGGCTAAGTTCTGTTGCGTCTTGTGGACGGATAGCCAGCATAAGCCCGCGCAAATGCTCGACTACTGCGCCTGGATTTAGTCCAGCAGATACAAGTTTGCCAGATAGCTTTAGTAATGGGTCGTGATAGCTGCGATCAGCAGGATCATCTTGTGCTAACGCTGCAATTAGCTCTGCATGGCTAGAGCCTGTAACATTTTTAATGCTTTCTTTTGTTGTTGATTGCTTGCCGCGTAAGTCATCTAAATCAATTCCAAAAGCAGCACAGGCATCTGCAAGGCTGTATTTATTGGTTAAGTCCGAACTAACAACACGAACGTCATGCGGTCCAGTAGCGCGTTGTTTTGTGTTTTTTGCATGAGGCAACCGCATATAACGGACAGCGTTATTGCCAGACTTGTCTGCTTTAATCAGTCCTTTATCTGCCAGTTCAGACATGACAGCATCGACCAGCGCCAAGTTCGTTGCGTCTTGGTCAGTTTCGTCTATCAATATGCCAGCTTGGTAATTAAGTGGGCTTGTCTCAAATATCCATGAGACTTTTCCATTAATGTCGTCAATGTTTACGTCATCAACGCCTAGCGCAGCGAGTCTACAAAAGTGGTTTTTGCTGCGTTTAAACGATCCGCTTTCATCTAAGCCTGATAAAATTGCAGGACAAAAATAAGCGTTTTGATTGTCAACTGTATCAATAAGATTAGCTTGGCTATTCTTGTGTTGATACATACGCCCCGCCCATTGCCCTTGCGTAGCGTTACTAGGGTCTGTTGCGAAGTGTGCAATCCACAAATATTGATCTTCATGTGCGCCGCCAAGCGCACTTAAAAACTCTGAATTTTTCATTGTGACCTACCGAACGTGCGTCAGGTCATCAATGCTGAGTTTAATTTTGTTTAATTTACAATGCTCTAAGATGCGCGACCAATGCTCTTGAGGAATCAAGCCAGCCTTGGTTTTCTTGCGAGGCAAGAGCCAGCGCGAAACAGCACTAGGCGCAATATCTAGTATTCTAGCCGTTGCCCTTACGCCACCTAATGTAATGATAACGCTATATGCAGGTTCACGTTTATGTTTGATTGTTTTCATTTTGAACCCCTTGAATGGTGGAGCTTGTCACAATAAATTAAGCGTATCATTTAAGTCAACACACAAAAAAATAAGTGTTGCTTATTTCTGAACGGCAAAATACGTTAAGCCGCTACCCCACCACAACGAGGTAAACATGAACGCAACAGAACTGATTGCTGCCTGGTTTGACGCTAAACAGGCAGAGCGAAACGCTACCGAAAAGCGTCATTCCGTAGAAAAAGAGTTGCTAAAGCTAATGTCGGTCAAAGAAGAAGGCCGCACAACTGCAATGCTGACTAATACAATTCGTTGCATTGCAACAGCAAAGTTAAATTATAAAGCTGACTTAAAAATGCTTTCTGATTTAACTAAAAGTTGGCCTGAAGCAGATCGACCAATAAAAACAGTATTGGAAGTTGATGAAACGGCTTTGAAACGATTACGCCATGAACGTCCCGAGACTTGGAAAAAGTTGGCATTGGCAATCACACTAAAACCAGCAAAAACCCACATCACATTGGAGAGAGTCGATGGCGTTTGATCTTAATAGCGTAAAGAAAAACACTAGCATTTCATCGCCGCGCATTATGATTTATGGCGTGGAAGGTATTGGCAAAAGTACATTTGCGGCTGGAGCGCCAGCGCCGATTTTTATTCCAACTGAAGATGGCTTGGGAAGCCTGGAAGTAGATCACTTTCCTTTGGCAACCAGTACGACAAACGTACTTGAAGCTATTGGCTCACTGTACGAAGGAAAACATAAATTTAAGACAGTTGTTATTGATAGCTTGGATTGGCTTGAGAATTTTTTATGGTCTGAAATTGAAGCTACTCACGACGCCAAGGATTTAGCTTATGGCAAAGGATCAATCATTGCCGCAGAAAAATGGCGCGAAATATTGACGGGTTTAAACGCGCTCCGCAACGACAAAGGCATGATTGTTATTTTGCTTGCACATTGCACAATCAAGCGGTTTGACAGTCCTGAAACTGAGCCATACGACCGCTATCAGCCTAAGTTGCAAGAACGTAGCAATGCGTTAATCCGCGAATGGGCTGATGCTGTGATGTTTGCAAATTACAAAACAGTAGTAACAAAGGAGGAGGTAGGATTTAACAAAACAGTTGCTAGAGGCATTGGCTCTGGCGAGCGTTTGCTTCATTGCAACGAGCGTCCAGCTTATATGGCTAAAAACAGATATAGCTTGCCAGATAAAATTCCATTGACCTGGGAAGCATTTGAAAACGCAATCACCACCACAAAGTAAAGGAAACGCGCAATGCCTACATTTTCTTATGAAGTTGGCGAAGAAGTCCAACAGAAGCGTAGTTACGATGTTCTGCCGAAAGGCAAGTATCGGGCAATCATTAACAATACAGCCATTAAGCCTACAAAATCAGGGACCGGAGAATACCTGGCAATTACGTTTCAGATTATTGAAGGCGATCACTCTGGTAGACGCATTTGGCAAAATTTGAATTTGAGCAATCCGAATAAAACTGCCGAGGACATTGCCAAGGTTGAACTAAATAGCATTTGTGTTGCTTGTGGTATTGCTTCTGGAACCCGATTGCAACAGAGCGAAGAACTGCACGACATTCCGATTGTTATTGACGTTGGACTTGATTCAAAGGACGAAACGCGCAATCGTATTTATGGATACGAACGTGATGGCAATGTAGTTGCGCCAAAGACCAAGCCAGCTTCTTCTAGCAGCAAAAAGCCCTGGGAGAAGTAAATAATGGTATTCTTGCCCCAAAGCCAACATGGTACTGCTCAAGCCATCGCAGATTGGTACGCAGCTAAAACCGAGGCGCATAGACCCCACCTTGGGGCAAGTGTAATTGGTCATAACTGTAACAGGCACGTTTGGCTCACATTTCGGTGGGCCAAACTGCCTGACTTTAATTGGCGCATTAAACGCCTTTTTGACACCGGCAAGCGCGAAGAAGATCGCGTGTTTAAGGAACTAAAGGCTATTGGCGTTGAGTTGCATACGCATGATAACGGCAAACAAATTGAGTGCCGTGATGATAGCGGTCATTTTGGCGGAAGCGTTGACGCCATTGGTATGGGCTTCAAAGAAAGCCCTAAAACATGGGCTGTATTAGAAGTTAAGACCCATAACGCAAAGTCTTTTGCTGACCTTGAGAAAAAGGGCGTTCAAGAAAGCAAACCGCGTCATTGGGTCCAGATGCAAGTGTATATGGCGCTGATGAAGCTAGATCGCGCATATTATTTTGCGGTTAATAAAGACAATGATGAGATTTATGGAGAATGGGTCCATTTCGATAAGAAAGCCTATGATGTTATATATCAACGCGCCAGAACAATTATAGAGGCCCAACAGCCCCCAGATCGCATTAGCCAAGACCCGGCTTATTGGGAATGTAAAACATGCGATTTTTACAATTTGTGCCATCAAGACAAAATTGCCGCAGTTAATTGTCGCACTTGCGTACACGCTACGCCGCAGTCAGAAGGCAAGTGGCATTGCGAGTATCATAAAATGACGATTACCGAGACAAAGCAAAACGCAGCTTGTTCTTCGCATATGTTC